TCTTCATGTACTCCACAAAATCGGCATAATTCATGCGCTGGGTGCTCCGTGTCACTTCTGGCCGTGGCTTGCCGGGATAGAGTAACCGTTCCAGCTCATCGATATATACATGAGCATTCCGGACGGCATAAGAATAAACCCGCTGCCCTTCGTATTGTTTAATCTGCTGCCGGAAAGAGTCGAGGATGTCATCCATAGCTCTCTCTTTGTTTTTATATTCTGCAGTAGATAAATTCTTGAAAAGTTTCCAAAGGTCACTGCTGCATTTTTGATATTGAAGCAGATTTTCCTGATTTAACATTTTTCTCCTTTCTGTTGCCACTATGCGGCAACGGTTCCAATCATAGTATTTATGCGGCTTGCGGTCATTTTGTTGCCGGTCGTTGCCGTATTTTCCCTTTAAACCTATATTTATATATATTTATTTTTTTATATTTATATATATATTTTAGTGGCAACGCGGCAACAGACTATCGTTTTGTAGCTCAACCATGCGCCTTTAAGTGCGTTGCCGATCTCACAAAAAAGCGGCAACAGACCGGCAAAAGCGGCAACAATTTTTATACAAAAGGATCTCTGGGAGCATCCAGGAACTCCGCCTTCGGAACATAACACCGTTGAGTTCCATAAATCATATCAATCCGCTGTTTTCCTTCGTATTTCCAACCCTTGATATTATTCCGCATAATTTCATGTAAATTATTAAGGTCTTTTTGAGATGGTTTTACATATTCCATTTTTAGCGCTTCTTTCCATATCATCGGAATACATACTCGCTCTTTATCACACGTATCAAGCCATTCCTGAATAATTCCGATATTAGGATCATCTTCCAGATATGCCATCTGTGCATCGATAGCCGCCTCCTCGTATTCCTTCGGAAGGACAACGGAGACCTTCCCACCCGCTCGGGTGTATTCGTCCATGATCTCACCCCATGCCTGGATAAACTCAAAACGAGTCGCTTCAAGGTTATCATAGGGATTTTCAATGGGTAGCACGGAACAGGTGACAGGTAAAAAACGCCTGTTTCCAGTTTTGTCCGTTAAGAAGTCCACCGGGTTAGACGTTCCCGCCAGCACGCACCGGCGGGGCCGTTGCTCTGTTCGGCGCTCGTAAGGTGTCCGGTATGTGTCCACGCTGGAAGTAATAAAAGCCTTAATTGACTCCACATCCTTTGCTCTCTTTGTCGCCTGCAGCTCGGACATTTCCACAATCCACATCCCTCGGAGTTTTTCGAAAGCCTTATCGCCGTCCAGAGTGTTAAAATTATCCGTAAACCACTCTTCATTGATAGCGAGGAACTTCAAAAAACTTGATTTATAACTGCCCTGTTTTCCTACAAGTATCAGCATATAATCGAACTTGCAGCCAGGTTGATAAATACGTTTGACAGCTCCTAACATATAACGGTGCATGACTTCCACGTTGTATGGAGTCTTTTCAGCCCCCACAAACCGAGTGAGAAGATTTTCAACGTGCTTATTCCCATCCCACGCATTATGTGCTGTTTCCAGCATCTCTTTTACTGGGTTGATGGTCTGCCGATGGATAACATTATTTAGTGCATCCATAATCTTGTCCTTGTTTTTCAACCCATACTTGGACTCGACGTAACTCCGGAGATTGCTGTCATCGGCGTTTGTCCAGTCCCTCCATCCGGATCCGGAAGCCCATGGCAGATTTCCATAAACATTTGGAGAGTATGACAGCTCATTAAAACGGAGCCGACCATACAGATCGGGATCGTACATGATAGCTTCTTCGGCATTTTTAATGGTCTGGGCGATCTTATCCGTGGGAACTCCGTCCTTATCCAGGACATAAGTAAATTCCGGCTCCCTTGGTGAGTAGCTTGTCTGTTCTATGACTTTTAACTCACCCTTGGCATGGGTCAAAGCGGATTCAATAAGTTGCCTTATTTCATCTTTTGACAGTGGTTCCTTGCAGCGGGTATCGTTTTCAGCCATGACTGCTGCAGTAATTGCTTCATCAGTGAGGCCCTGAGACTGCAAAGAACACGCAAACCGATATAGCGTTGAGTTCCGCTGTCCGGATTCGATTATTTTAGGGAGCTTAAACTTTTCACTCGACGACTTTTTCGTGATCGCCAGCAATTTCTTTATAGTGTCATTTATATCGGAGATCTCTGTTTCTTCTGGATCACATTCCCACTCGTACTGTGTGCCGTTTGGGTGTATTGACGGCGGAGCGATGATATATCCACCCTCTCCACGTATATCAACACCCTCAATCACTCCGGCACGGTTTCCCAGATCTTTTCCCTCATAGCGATAATATAGATGAGCTCCACCTCTTCCTGTGATAGCCCGAACGGTTTCAGGGAGCTCTCCGTTATCTGTTTCCCAGATCTGCATTTCATGGACACCGTTCAACCCCTTATCCTCATCCACGTCCTCATCAATAACCAAAAGATTGGAAGCGGATCCCGTGGCAATACCGATGGAAGCATCAGGGTATCTTTTCCACCATGATCGGATAGCTCCCGGGTCCTTCTTTGCATCCTTGCAACCGTGTGGAGTAAGCGGTTTTTTTGTCTTTTGCGAAACAGGAAAAACAGCCCATTTGTATTTGGTGGCGTATTTTAACGCCGCATCAAGTAGCTCATTCATTTAACAGTTCCTTTATAATCCCTGCAGACTCTTCAGGCCGACAAAACAGGAAGGTCACGCCATACCGTTCCGATATGGTTTCCATGGCTTTTTGAAGCCGGGGGCCCTGGACACAATTTCGAGAATAAATAACACGTGGATTAACCCATTTATGAATCTCCGAGAGATCTGTAATGTCGAGCGTATTTTCCACAAGAATAATCAGCTTGCACCCTGCTTCTTTAGCGGCTTTGCACTCATTGATAAAACGCTTGTGCTCTTTGCCGCAGATATTAGCAGCGATCTCATCCATGCTGTTCTTTGTGTCTATGCTTATCTGTGGCACATTGGCATAATCTCCCCATGGGAGCTTGCACCGCACCAGGTTAATTCCCAGAGCGGTGAAGCCTTCATGTTTGATATTGTGTTTATCTGCCTGTTGTCTGCTGTCCTCTATGATCCACATGATTAGTTAAAAGGTGTCTCTTCCGGTGTCCCGGCTGGCACGTTCACAAAACCGTCATCAGGTGCGCTGGTGGTTTCTTCCTTGATTGCCTTCAGCTTTGGAACCTTCTGATCTTTGAGCTTATCCACTGAAAACTCGCGATTGACATAGAGCCGAGTCCTCTTTTCTCCATCGTTGCCATAGTATTCTTCCTCGCCTAATAACAGCCCGATTTTCTTTCCGATCAGGGTTTTCTCATCAGAGTTCACTTCCCCGCCGTCAAATACAAAAGCACCATTTGAACGGCTCACGGCTGTACAGAACCTTTTGAACATCGGAAGCGCTGCGGGCTTGTATGATTTCACATAAGCACCAGCCCACGCCCAATCCGGATTATTAGAGCGCATTTCCCCATAATATCCTTTAAATTCTCCTTCAGCGATGTCATAAGTCACTTTGAGGTATTCCTTGGACTCCATATCCTCAACCTCTGTTATGGTGCAGATATATGCACCGGGTTCCGGCCTTGTAAAATCTCCAGCTTCCTTTACGTCTTTCATGTTTACTGATTTCATTTGTTTGTTCCTCCTTAGTCATCTAAAAACCATGATGTATCTTTGTTTGTTTCTTCAACGTCCTCTAAGTAATTCTCGATGTTTTCCCCTTCTCCCGCTGGGAGATAAGCCTTCCAGTCAATCCCCTCCATTTCCATTTTTCTTCTCATAGGCTCAATAGTTCTTTTCAATGAAGCAAGCCATTTTTCCAACGTGGCGTAACATGGAGCAAAGTCTTCAAAAGACTCTGCGAAAAAATATCCTCTCTTACTTGAAACAGGATAAAAGCGGATATACTTTTCCAAATTTTCCTCGGAGCATCGCCTCATGTATTTAATAATGGTTGATACCTGCCCAACCGTATAACCTGTACTCTCTGCCAATAACTGCTTAGGGCACGGATAGTCTTTTGAATAATTCCGTAATATTTGTGCGGTGGTATTAGCGGCTTTTCCAATATTTCCAGAATTAAGAACATACACACTTTTTCTTTCGCCCATTCTTATCCTCCTATTCCGTAGTATTCACGGATAGCAGTATCTACTGCCTTTAAGTCGTTCGGGATCCTTACATCAGGGAATAATCCCTCCGGGCTCTTCGCTGTGGTATAGCCGTCGCTCTGGGTGATAAAGAAGTGCTCCGTACCCTCTACCATGGTCAAGAGCACAATAGAAAAGCACCCCTCAACCGTGAGCTGGTTGTCCAGCATTTTCCCGACGGTCTTTGCCTTCGTGCGCCCTGTGTTGCCATCGATCTCAGTGTGATGCAGAAAATACACAATGACATCATCCGGAACCTGATGGTTTATCCTGTGAATAAGGTTCCTAAAATGGAGCGCTATATCCGTGAACTTTCCATAACCTGTTTCCTTCGCCTTGTCGAACATTTCATTGACAAGCAAATATTGCGAGTCATCGATGATATAAGCCTTCAGCTGTGGATTCTCGAAAGTCTTCTCTATCTGGGCATAACTTGCACTCTTTGCGATCTTAAATCCCTTTTCATTCTTAAAGGGAAGGAAAGCCTTTTCTACGGCAAAAATACCCACTTCTTCAGGATCAAAATTTTTAATGGAATAAGTCTTTCCGCTGCCACTTTCACCCATTATCAAAACTGGAAATCCCATAATTTATCCCTCCTTTACTTGATTGTTATGTGACGGCCCCGAGGCTTAAGTTCTGCAAAATCTAACTGCTCACCAGCTTCCAGAGCCTTCCTGATCTTTTCCTTGTCTGTTTCAAGAACTATCTTCTTAAAGCTGTCCGGAACCTTATCCTCAATGACTTCCATGGGCTGTTTCCCACCATTACCAGCGAGCTTGATGGTATGGAATGCCGTCTTGATCTCCGGCTTTTCCGTACCGTTCTCTTCCATGATCTCCAGCACTTCCTTCAGGGCGTTCTTCATGGTCTGGACACGCTTCTCGATGATTTCACGGCGAGCCTTAAGCCGCTCCTCCTCGGCCTTAATCATGTCGATATTTCCGTTGAAACGGTCAATTACGGCACAATAGCCGTCGGCCTTGTCCTGGATGCTGTCCATGAGGACGTCCAGAGTGTCGAGGAACACTTCCTCATCCTCTTCTGTAAATCCAAAATCAAGGAGTGCCTGAAGGTCGTTCGTAAGCTCGTACAATGACGGAGCCTTAATTTCCTTTTTTTCTTTTGCTTCTATCATTTCCCTTTTCTCCTTTTCTG